TGAACATTTTGCGGACCCATGCGTGTCCCGGCCCTCCGGGGTTGCTAGTTGCCCGCATATACAGTTCTATTTCCGGGTCCGTAGAACGTAGGCGAGACCTAAGATAATCCCACGCAAACGGCGTCGGATATTGTGTAAGCTCATCGAAACCCACCCACGTAAAAGACTGACCTTGGTAGCGAAGAACGTCTTTGTCTTGCTCCAAGTACGACATCCAAATCCGCGCACCCGACGGAAAAGTCCACTGACTTTTTCTTTCAGACCACTTTGCACCGGCACGTGCTTTTGGGTAAAGCTCTGAAGACTTGTGTATAAGCTCCCTAAGCTCATCATTTGTTCTCCGTAAAATCAGGGCTACGTGGTTCGGATTATCTACATAACGTAGCGGATCGCATAGCAGCGCAAAGGATTTACCAGAGCCGGCGCTTCCTCCGTACAGCACCTCCCGTTCGGGGGACTCGAAGAAGTCTTGCTGTGGCCCCGGGTTTGGCTGAAACACATAGCGGACTGGTAACTCATCCGGTTCGGGCGTCGGGGTCGTCGAGGCTACTGAGATCGACTGGGGGGACTCTATCTTCTTCCGCGACGTAGAGGAGGCGCGACTGGATGAGCCGTTCCTTTTCCGCTGCTTCTTTCGCTTTGGTGGTGTAATAGTGGTAGAGTCTGGCAATGTCTTTCCGCTTCTTTTCTGATCTAACAATCTTGTGCAATCCTTGAAACGATATTTTGCGTCCGGTGGTGGCGGACAACCAGCGGGCCACCTCTCTAAAACTGCACGTTTTTAAATATTCTTTTGCTTGTTCCAGCGCTTCTAGCTGCTCTACAATCGGATTTAAGATACCTGGGTCGTCCGGGTCTACCTCGTAGCCAAATGGGATCTGCCTGCTGAAGCGCGGCACCGGACGCCAGCGCGGTTTTTTGTCAGTCATCCTCTTCCTTCGGTTTCTTAGGCGGCAAAATAAATAGGCCACCCGACTCTGCCTGCACGGCGACCTTCTCAGTTTTGACAATGCCTACACGGTCTAGCACTTCACGAGCCGCATTGATGCGGTCACGGTTGCCTAGAGCAGTGGGATCGTCCAACACGCCAGTCATCGCCAGCGCAGCGCGTGGGCCGTTCGAGGCGAGAAAGGTCTGCGTCACGTCTAGGATTTCGTTCTTCAAGCGCCGGACGATATCAATAGACTTCGTGTTTTTACTGTAGCCAGCAGCATCCATCGCAGCACGGATGTTACCTTGTGCCTCGCCGACGAGAGCGTCGAGAAAGATCTGCTGCTGTTCTGTTAGATTTTTTTGCGGCGTCATTTCCTAAACTTCCTCGTTTTGGCTGCAATTTTTTTGGGCTGCTTAACAAACTGCTTTCCGGCTTTGCTGCCCTTACGTTTAGCACGAGTTGTAGCAGCGTACTCAGCAGCGCTAAGTGACTTGATCGCCTTTTCGGGTAAGTACCGCTCACCTGTTTTCCCCGACGGTTTACCGGACTTTGTCCGCCACTTCTGCTTAGTCCAATCCTTTAAACTTTTTTGTGACTTCGATAACGCCATTAACGGCCCCGTTCATCCTTCATTTCTTCCGCGCCTCCGTTTTCTTTTTCATTTGATTGATGAATTTACGGTAGACGGCAGCCGGTCCCGTTTTCTTGGCCACCCTCGCCCGCTGCTCCATAGCAATCGCCGCCTGAATCTTGTGCGCGTGCGCTCGACCGGAGTTCTTAATTTTATTTACGGATGCCCGCGCATCCTCTGTCGTGGCAAACTTGAGCCCGTGGATCGTGCCCTTCGGATCTTCGTCCGTGTAGAGGTCGCTGTGCTTTTTAGATTTAGCAGGCTGCCCCTTTTTGCGTGGCACGCGGCCGGTCGTCATTCGGGTTTACGTTTCCGCAAGACCGCAAAGTCAGCGCCGGTGATCTTACCGTAGGGCGCCGCGACATCTAGCTTCGCCTGCTTACCCACCAGGGCCCCGCCTTTGGCTGCGTATTTTTTAGATTTACGCTTGCTGCCGTCGGCGCGTTTGATGAGGCCCCGCGCTTTGGCAGACGCCTTTTCGGTGGAGCCCAGTTTTTTGCCCGCCTTGATTTTCTTTTTCAGTGTAGATGCTTTGGGTGCAGGCATCACTTATATCCTCCGCCGGCTTTCTTATACGCAGACGCAAGCATCTGCGCCTTGCGTGCTGACCACTGGCCCGGCTTCCCGCCTTTCGACCCAGCTTTAATTCTATTGAACTGCCGCTTACGCATCGCAGGTTTAGTGTAGTTGCCTGCCTCGTTGACGCGCGACTTACTCTTCTTCTTCGCTGCCATTACAATACTCGCAGTCAGGACAATTGCCATGAGGACATAACTCGCATGTCTCATCGCAATCGTGCTCTTCTTCTACGACATCGTACCCCCCATGGAAGTTATCGTAGGCATCACTCATCTGAATAAAGCTCTCAGACTCCGAAGAAAATCCTCGATGCATAGGCTCGAAATCAGGGCGGTCGCCACCAAGTTCAAAGAATGCAGGATCATAAAACTGGCTACGATTATTGGGTACGCCAACAATGCGGCCACAATCGAGCTTACATAGATGTGTGATTTTATTTTGGCGGTGATCGTCCGCGTACATGGAGTTGAAATAATCCACCGAGAACCAGTAACGTCCTTCATGCTTCTCTCCGTTGATGAGCGCGAACATTGGCAGATCCTGAAACATGTCGAATCTGACGACGCTGAACTCGAAGCTACCGCAATCCCAAGGCTGAATCGCAAAATCCGACCAGTCGTCTTCGCATTCCTGCGTGACGATAGCACGGAGTGGCATTCGCGACCAACTGTACCCGCCGTAACCAGGTTCGGTGAAGCAAACCTGGAAACTCAATTGCCTTCCCATATAGCTCGTAACGGCATGGACGAAACCTTGAAGGTATTCGCCATGATGGCGTTTGTATCCCGTCGTATATTCGCGGCGTACTAAGACGCGTTGAAATGGGATGTTCGCTGTCAGTACAGCCATCTGGCTTAGTACTTAGCGTTTTTCTTCATCATGCCGCCCTTTTGCATGGTCGGCTTCTTTTTAGCGGCGGCCATGCCACCACCCATCATTTTCTTTTTGGCCGCAGCCGGCTTCTTACCCATATGTTTCATAGTAGTTCCTCCTTTTTTCATGCGTTGCTTATTGGGCAAATTTAATACAGTCATACGACTAGCCCTCCTCGTGCCCACTTGGTTTTGTGCGCCCAGTACTTAGCCGATAGCTTCGTCTTGGGTGCCGGACCATGGCGGGCGTAGTAAGATTTTTTACGTGCTTTATCTTTAGCCGTCTTAGGGTTCTTACCGGCCCCTCTAACTCCCTGCTGCCCGAAACGGATCAGCCGGGTTTTGTCTCCTTCTTTGGCCAGTACGGCGTGGCTTTTCTTCGGATGCTTCGGCGTCCGCTTCGGTTTGTTGTAGCCACTAAATGTTTCGCCTCGTACTGTGATTGCCATGAATATTAGTTACCTGAATAAAAAGAGCGAGCAACGCGTGCCCCGGTTATTAATTCTAAGGGTGAATGGCTGCGTCACTCGCTCTCGTCGCGGTGCGTCCGTTATTATTATTCATATGGGTTCACGGGTCCGCATCAAGCTCCGCAGAAACAGGTACGGTGGCCGCTAGTCCATCGGGCGCGCCGGGGGACTCGTCTTGCTCTAAGGAGCCCCGTAGCATGAGATCGACTTCTAGATAGGCGCCGGGGGACTCGTCTTCCTCTAGGGAGCCCCGTAGCATGCCCGTAGCGGGATCTAGGTGGCCCTCTAAGTCTAATGCCCGGGCTACATCGCCGAGCTTCAACTCACCGCCCCCAGGCATGTTCTCACGCAGGTAAACCCAGATGTAATAAACGTCGCTGGAAGCTAACTTTACCGGGTCGATTAACTCACCCGTCTTTAGCGTATCGTAAAAGCGCTCTAATATGCGCACTCCTGTTTCGCTATATAGTTCTACTAATTTACGTGAATTTGTCAAGCTCTTTTTCCCTTACGTAAATAACTAATGCACTCCCAGTGTTTTTGATTGGGTGTCATTATATCACATAAAAAATACTTTACAAAAGACACTTTCTGAATATAACTAAAGTATCCTTTACCCCAGCCTATACTATACCGCCCCGGCGACGCTTATTGTTACCAGTACACGGGTAAGGGGGTGTAGGGCGGCATGTTATACTACATGTATATGCCGCAAAAAATGTGGGGGCCCTGGTGTACAGTCCTTGACCACGTGAAAAGTGGTTGACAGCCTATATCCCAATCCGTTGCACAGGATATATACGTACGTACCCGCCCCGGGCGGTGGCCCTGGCGCCCTACGCACGCCCTGCCTGCCGGCCTGACGCCCTGTGAGGCACGCCATGCGCACGTGATGCGCGTATATGCGTGCGTATGCGCCCATGATGTGCGCGCCATGCCCGCTGCACGCATGCGATGTGCAGGCGCTGCGCCCATACGGGTGCGAATGTGTGCAGGCACACCCCTACCCAGGGGGGTGGGGCGACGGTTTCCGGCCGGCAGGGTCCGAAATTTTCTGTTTTAACCATGCCCTAACCCTACGGGTTACTTTTTTTATTGACATGAATAACGGCCTGCCTCATAGTGTGGTCATCGATTGGCCAGCCCGGCCGGTCACATCCACAGGGAGATCCTGCATATGCCTAACTGGATACACAACACGATCACGATTCACGGCGAAGCCGCCTTGCTCTTTATCGACAATGGTAAATTTGATTTCAATCAAATCCGTCCCGTGCCTAAGCAGATAGACACAGCCGAGGGCGAGCGCTTCTGGTGCCTACGCTGTTGGGGCACCAAGTGGCCGATGTCGCTGGACACGCAATCGATTTCCATCACAGCCGGCATGCCCAGCATAGCTGGCGGGGCCCTTGTGATCGAAGGTCGCACACCATGGGAACCGCCCATTGCGCTGCTCGACTACATGCATGAGCTACAGCCTGGGCTGGATATCTACCTGATCGCCCAGGACCTTGACGAAACCGACCGTAGATGGCACCGGCATTGGTCCCCGCAAACCTTGGATGGCCGATATTTAGACTGACCATCCCATGCCCAGGCGGCACACCCGCTGCCTGGGCACTGCCTGCCTAGCCCACACACACCCCACAGGGAGATCCTGATCATGACCAACGCTCAATCCTTAATCATCTACGATGGCCCTAGCCTGCACGATGGTGTCACCCAGATTGTCGTCATCGCTGTGCGATCCAGCCGCAACCGCAAGACCGGCGACATGGTGCAGACGTATATCCTGCTGCGTGATGTAGACCCTCGCGAGGCCAACAAGTTTGGCCTAGATGAAGCGATCTGTGGCTTCTGCCCGCACAAAGGCAAGGCCTTTGATCGTGATGATCCGGCCGGCGTGCTTCGCAAACTAGCCGAGGATCGGACCTGCTATGTAAACATAGCACAGGGCGTGCTGATCGTTTGGCGCCACTTCCAAAAAGGCGGCTATAGCTACGCTAACGACAACGCTGCCATCACTGCGCTGGCCGCCGGCGCCATGGTCCGGCTTGGCACCTACGGTGATCCGGCGATGGTCCCGGCTAACGTATGGGAGGCGCTGCTTGGCGAGGCCAAGGGCCGCACCGGCTACAGCCATCAGGCTGATAACCCGAACGCCGACTTTCGCCCTGATCTCACCATGGTCTCTACAGAGACCGAGATGCAGGCATGGCAGCATTGGGCCAAAGGCCACCGCACGTTCCGGATGCTGGCAGAGGGTGAGCAGCCTGTGGCTGGCCAGGAAATCCTGTGCCCTTCACCAAAGGTGAAATGCACTGACTGCGGCCTGTGTACCGGCATGCGACCCGGCGCCAAGTCCATCGCCATCGCTGCCCACGGCCCGGGCAAGAACCACTTCAACCGGCGTCAGGCTTCGGCCTGACACTAGTGTCACTTTTTTTATTGACGTGGATAATCCAAGCGACTAGGGTTATCCACGTCATCAACCCCACGGGAAGGAGACCCGCACCATGTCTACACGTAGCAACATCGCCGTCCTGAGCGGCGCCGAAGGCGTCCGCGCTATCTACTGCCACAGCGGCGGCTACCCCGCCCACAATGGGCACATTCTCGACACGTACTACACGCCAGGCCGCCCCCGGGTTGCGTGTCAGACGAAAATCACCGACTTAATTGATCTCGGTGACCTGTCAGAGCTAGGCGAGCACGTTCACCCGGACCCTCGCAAACCGCACCGCTTCGACTACGAGCAGCGACAGCCTGGCGTGACCGTCGCCTTTCACCGTGACCGTGGCGAACGAGATACTCAGCCAAAATTTTACGAGACACTCGAAGATTGGCACGCAGCAATGTGGCCGCACATCGACTACGCTTACCTGTATGTTGGCGGCACATGGCTTTGTGCCGAGATCACAGACCCGGACAAAGACACGCTTATCTTCCGTCACGTTCGCTCAATGATTAACGATGAGCATGTCTGAAAAATTTTTGGCACCTAACCCCTGACACTAGTGTCACTTTTTTATTGACGTGGATAATCAGACGCTTTACGGTTATCCACGTCAACAACACCCAACACCTTGGAGGTACGTTATGAAAATTTCTTTCGGCCATGGCGCAGGCCACATGGAAGCAGCCGCTGATGAGTGGAATTTCCCGATCCACCGCGAACCCACCCGCTTTCATAAGCACTCGTATGTGATCAACTCACACACCGGCGACGTGCTGGGGATTGTGGGCAAGGGCCAGGCACAGGTAAGCCACGGCCAGTTCTTTCACCCGATCACTAACCTGATCGAGGCCAAGCTGGGCCACAGCAACCAGCGCACGTGGACGTCACGCAACGGTGCCTGGGCACTGCGAGAGTACGTGTTCGATCAGATCACGTCCACGGTCGAGACGGCCAAGCGATCCAGCGAGGTGAAGTTCAAGGCGCTGGCGTGGCACGGTGTGGACGGGCTCACAAGCAACAACTTCGTATCGGGTTCGATCCTGATGTGGTGCCTGAATACCATGGTGCTTGGCGAGGACATCACGCAACTGCGTAAGAAGAGCACTAAGAACTTCACCATGGAAGACTTCGTGGAACGCATCGATGACGCCCACGATGGCTTCGCCAAGCAGATCGAAATGCTGCGACGCATGGCCAACACGCCAATGCTTGAGCAGGCCGGTGAGCAGATCATTCGCGACCTTGTGCCCAACGAGCGGGCCCAGAACGCAATGATTGACAGCTACCACGACCATCGTGACCAGTGGGGCGACAA